TGCTCCGCCCCGCCGCCATTGCTGCCAATTACCAGCATCACCTGGGCCACTTTCTGCCCCGCCTCCTGGGAGACCATTTTGTAAATCTCCCCCTCAGAGCCCACCAGGGCGTCCCGGTGGACATCCAGCACCACTTTGATGGTGGGGTACTGCTCCAGCCAGTTTTTCACCGCTGCCTGGGAGCGGTCATAGGCCCCGTTATAGGCCGGGTAATCAAAAAGGGTGGTGTCATGGACCACCTGAAGGCCGTGGGCCCGGAAGATGGTGGCCATCTCCTCCCCCACACGGACCACATTGTGGGTGCAGTCGGTGGTCCGGTAGGGGTCGCTCTCCTCGTAGATGTCCCCGTCGGTCTGGGAATAGGCCTCGCTGCCGTGGGTGTGGACAATCAGGATCTGGGGCCCCTCCCCCAGGGGGACATCCACCGCTCCCTCTTGTAGCAGAGTGCTGTCCAGGTCAAAATTGGTGCGGTTATAGACGTAGACGCCGCCATCAGACAGGTACTTGCTCCCCTCCTTGCCCTGGCCAGTCATCTCCACAATGCCCTCCCCGCCCGGGGAGGGGCGCAGGTCGGGCTCCTCCTCGTCATCCCCGTCCACCGGGCCGGTGTCCGGCGCCGCCGGGTCCTCCTGGTGCTGGCGGCTGGCGCGCAGCTCCAGCACCGCCCCCTCCCCGGCGGCCAGCAGGGGCGAGCGCTCCACCATCAGCCGCCCCCAGCCGGTGAGGGCCCGCTCCCGCCCGGGCAGCTCCCCCAGCCGGGAGGACAGCAGGGCCACCGCCAGGGCGGGCTCCTCCCCCACGCTGGCCAGTCCCGCTCCCAGGGCGGCGCCGTCCACCGTCAGCCCCACTCCCCAGACCGCCACCAGCCCCAGTCCCAGGGCCACCCCCCGGCGCAGCGCCGGCCCCAGCCGGCCTGTCCCTCTCTTCCACATAACATCCACTCCTTATCCTGTGTAGGCAGGCTCGAGCCTGTATCACCAAACTCTATGCCCGAGACAGGGCGGATATGCCAGGAGACACCTCACCCGTCTTTCAGAGCCTGTTTCATATCTCCAGGCACACCGTCTGAGCGGGTCTTTTTCCGCCGCTCGGCGTTAAATTTTCTTGCCGGGCGACAGCCCGCCTGCGAAAATTTGCCTTGACCGGCAAAAAATCCACGCCCATCCGGCACACCTGGAGATATGGAACAGGCTCTCAGAAACCGCCCCCGCGCCCTTGTATTTTTCATGAAAAAATAGTATAATAGAGAATCTAAAATGGCCGTCTGTCGGCATACGGAGGAATTTATGGAACGCACGACCACCATCATCCCCCAGGAGGACATCCAGGCCCAGCTCGCCCACTGCCAGGCGGTGGCCCAGCTCACCGCCCAGTGGCCAGAGCGGCCCCTGGCCTTTGTGGACACCTACGGCTGTCCTAATATCCGAGTTTAGCTGATCTTGAATACCCGTTGAAACGCCTGGATTTTTTCCAGGCGTTTTCTTTTCGCCTACACGATTAACGGTATTATTAAAGTTGATAAAAAAACTTTAAGAAATTAACTAAAACGCTTGACAATTACCGTTTGGTAAGTTATCATATAAGCATGGAACACGAAATTACCGGAAAGCAATCTGGAGGTATTGATATGAACGAGTACAAGATCACCTATGCTGGCGAGAGCGAGGGCTACCGGATCATCACTGATCGCACCGAGGCCGCCGCGAAAAAGTTCTTCAGGGAGACAGCCAAGGAGTTGGACCTGGGCCGCATCACCATCGAGAGCGTGGAACTGCTGAACACCAACGCCCTTGCCTCCAAGCGGAACGAGCGGGAGACCCTGGAGATCATCCGCCAGTTGGTGGCCGACCTGGGGGAGCAGAGCTACCTTGCCACCGCCTTTGAGGGCTGCTTCGAGGATGCTGAGTCCAACATCGAGAACGACTTTGGTGATAGCTGGAAGCGCCGAGCTGAGAGCCTGGAGCGGGAACTGAAAACTGCCCAGGATGAGATCAAGAACCTGCGGGAGCAGTTGGTCGAGAGTCAGAAGGATTGGGAAGCCGCCCACGCCGCCAACCATGAGCTGGCTGACCTGAAGGATGCCGAGATCAAGACTCTCCAGGCCAAGGTTCTCAGCCCTGACGATTTGGAGGACATCCGCCAGCTTCTCAGCGACCGGGCCACGGAGGCCGATGAGGCCGCCACGAAGGCTGCCAGCGAGATCGTCAAATACGCCGATCAGCCCGAGAGCAAGGAGTTCAAGCAGGCTGTGGCGGATCACCGGAACTACGCCGGGGAAGCCGAGTACACCCGGAACATTCTGGAAAGGGTGGTGGCCGCGCAGGCCGCCGCCCACCTCCAGGGAGAAGGAAAGGTGGCCTGATGATCTTCGTGGTCCAGTACCGGCCGAGACCGGGCGCAGACCTGAAGGTGTCCCAGGAAGCATACAACACGCTGGAAGCGGCGCAGAGGTACATCGAAAGCCGACCGGGCACCCCGGCCAAAGAGCCCATGACTAACTACCACTATCGCACCGAGATGGGCGAGGAGTACCACATCACCGAGGTATCACTACCATGGAGCCCGAAAAATCGGGCGAATGAGAATAGGAGGACGAACCCATGAAAGTATTGTTTGAGAAGGCGCAGGAAGCCCGCAAAACCCTGGAGGGCTTCGGGGATCAGAAAGTGGCCTTTGTGTCCGAAGCCTACGGAGCCTACACAGCCGAAGCCGCTGAGATGGACAGAGAGTTGAACTTCACCGGCCATCCCGATCTGGTCAAGCTGGACTTCCTCATCGTGGCCGTGACGGAAGAGGGGATGAGCGAGGAGGAGTTCTTCGCCATTTGGAACGCCATCGACATTCTCTCCCTGGCGTTCTCCCCCTGTTGAGAGATCATCACACCATCTGCGATAAACGAAAGGAGTAATCACTATGCCTGAGAGTATCAAGAAAGACGAAGCCATCCGGCTGAAAAACGGCCGCATCTATACCCTGGACGCGGCCAAGCTCGGCCCCGACAAGTATGAGGTCATGCTGTTTAACCCCCGGACCGGTGATGAGGTGGACAGCGCAACGGTCTCCACCGAAGCCGACGCGATCCTCCAGTTTGAGAGGCTGCGGGCTAAGTACCACCACCCCGCCAAAGCGGCCCCCGCCGAGGTGGTCCTGAAGGGTCGGTATAAGAAGCTGGCCGAGGACCTGAAGGAAGCCCTGGCCTATGGCCTGGAGCGCAAGGGCGACGATGACGGCGGCACCAGCAACTTCGACGCTCCTTCGCTCCATCTCCCCGGGTGGGAGCGGAAGAAGGTGGAGGCCGCCGCCAAGGCTGCGGGCCTGGGCTGTTTCATCTGGAACCTGTGGGGGAGCAAGTCCTATGTGTTCTCAATCCGGGAAGGCGTCGGCCAGGGATACACCCGGACCAAAGCCGCCGAGGCTATGCAGGAGTTCTTGAAGAACCGGGGCTATGACGGCATGACCTATTGCCAAGCTGACTGAGGAGGTGATGGTATGAACTATGTTGAAGAACTGTCCGCCAAATATGGGTGGCCCCTGAAAATCCACTCCAGAGGCTATGACGCATATCTTGTGGGCATCCAGCCGTTGGTTGATGGAGATGCGGCCCCGATCTATCGGTGGCCCGGCGGGGACAGCGTGGCCGGGGATGATGAGATCAGAAGGCCGGCGGATGAGTTCCATCGCCTCATGTCTATGGTGTGGGCAAATCCCAGCGCCCTGGATGACCAGCGCGACCTCTTCTGCTCCCACCCCGCCGACTGGTATAAAGAAATTGCCCTTCATGCAATGAAGAGCATTTCGCATGAGCTGGGGCCGGATCAGTTTACCCACTGTCGCCATGATCCGATTGGATATGTCGCTCACCACGTCACCAAAGCGGTTTTCGAGGAACAGGATACTTTTGATCCTTATGGCGACCGGGAGTTCCTGGAGGAGGCCAAACAGCTCCTTCCCTGGTATGTCAAGCGTTATTCTGAGGAGGCGTGAAATGGAAAAGCAAACGATCACCCACAACGGCGACACCTTTGAGTTGGTGGATGTTGTTCCCCTGGGCTATTCCATCTGGAACATCGGCAAGAACATGGTTGACGGCTATCTGCCATTCTGTCGGCTGAAGCAGGTCCAACCGCTCCCCGGCGGGAGAGCCATTGAGACCGACACCCTGAAGGCCATCAAGTGCGAGGGTGCTCAGATCATCCTTGCGGCGGCCGGCTATGGCCCCGAAACGCCGGAAGAGATGGAACGGTACATCCAGAAGTATTCCGGGAACAAAAACCGCACCTTTGAGGTCGAGCGCATGAAAAAGGCCCTGCCCTTCATGCGGAAGTTGAAATGGAGGTAAGACGATGAACGCATACACAGAATTGCAGAAGAAGCACCAGGAAGAGGTTCATGCCTTCCCCTGCTTCTTCGCCTATGACAAGGACCAGTTCGCTGAGGGGATGAAGAGCCTGGGCCTGAAGCCCACGGACACGAAGCTCATCTATCGTGGGATGGCCGGGATGTACTACCGCAGGAGCGATTCCCCGCGCCTGAAGGAGATGCTGGACCGGCACACAAAGGAGGATCAGGAGGCCATCAACAGCGATACCACCGGCGAGGGCTATATCCTGGATATGTTCGCTGAGGAACTGGCAAACCATGAGTATGGGTATACCCGGGACCTATCCGACACCCTGGGCGCCGTTGGCCTGACCCTGGATCAGGTGAGAGCCAGCAAAACGCTCCTCCACGGCCTCCAGAAAGCCCTTGAACGGTACAACGCCACAATCTGAAAGGAGATCATCATGGAAATCATCGTAAAGCCCCTGGACGCCAATCTGGTCCACCAAGCCAACATGAACAGCATGGGCGGGACACGCGGCGATACGTCCGTCAGCGACTATGAGAACTACTGCAACCGGGTCAAGGGCTGGCCCATCTCCGATGAGAAGAAGCAGAAGATCATCAACCAGGTGTACGACAAGTTGAGCGCGATCCTCCAGCATGAGTCCAGGCACGTCAGTGTCATGGTGGCCGGGCCCGCCCGCTACAACGCCAAGAAGCTGGACCACAGCGACGCCATCCTGCGGCTGTCCTCTGAGTTTGTAGAATGGTTCCGGGGAATGGAGCGGCAGATCGAGCGGAACCGGATCGACTCCAACCACAGCAAGCGCGATGAGCTGGTGAAGCTGATCGAGTTCAGCGACCAGCGCCCGGAGCTGGACCCCACGTTCCACCTGGCAAAGCTGGCGAACATCGACAACGCCAAATTTGTGGAACTGTTTGAGGCCCTGCTGCCGAAGTACCGCTGGAGGAAGAACAGCAACATCTACAAGCTGTACCTGGCCTCCAAAGAGGGCACGGTGAAGGAGATCAAGAAGGAAGTCTTTTTTGAGGACGCCAATCTGACCGCCTACACTGAGGGAGACCGCGCTTTTATCCACTTCACCATGAAGCCCGCCCGCCAGCTCATCGTTGCCCTGAAGAGCCGGAAGTGGTGGTGGAAGAGCGCCTGGAGTACCTACCTGGACCGGCTGGACCGGGAATGGGTGGCCGGGATCAGCACTCAGTACGCCAAGTATGTGTAAGGAGGTGACATAGTGAAGTTGACACCTGAAGATCGGGAATTGCTCCTAAGCTGGGGCCACGATGAGAAGGACATCCAGCAGATAGAGGAGGCTACCCATAGCAATAAGACCAGCTATGACCTGGACGGCACCCCAATAGGCCGGGAGGAAGCGATCCGGCTCCTGGGCCGCAAGGAATACTTGTCCGGGATCAGCCGGAGTGCGTTCCACGGGACATCTGTTCGCTGGACAGATGACGGCAAGGAAGTATTCTTTGATTCGAGCCGGCTTTTCCGGTAATGGAGGTGAAGAATATGGATAGAAATGCTGAGTTCAAGTTCATGGCTTCCTTTGCTGAGGAAAGCAGCTTCGATGAGGACATCTGCCGGGATCAATTCAGGATGCTGTGGACGGCATATTGCCTCCATCACAACCTGGATGTAGACACCGCGAGCTATGACAGTGCCCTGAGAGAATTGTGGGAAGCCGTAGCCGCCGATGAAGAGGAAACCGCAGACTGGTCCGACTTTGACAGCTTCGGCTCCTTCATGTGTCGGTATCTGGTGTGAGGGGGGAAGAATATGCCTGAAGTCTACTGCAACCCCGATGTGTGCCAATGCTGCCAGTACATAGGCGAGGGTGATAGCTGGTGCGATCAGACCGGGGAAATCGTCCTGGAGGATTGGGAACCCACAGAGCATTACATGGGCCCTGGCTGCCCATATCGTAGGAAGGAGAAAAAACATGGCAAGGTATCTCGTTGATGTTACCCCGAAAATGCTGGTAGCCCTCTTTGAGGCTGAGTACCCCGGCATCAAGGTGACGGAGCCCGAAGCCCGGATGATCCTGGGCTATCATACGAAGAGCGACTATCCGCTGAAGCTGGATGTCATCGGTCACGACCTCATCCGGTTTGATTCCCAGGGGGTTGACCCTATGGAGGCCCTGGATGGCCTCCCCGATGTTATCACCTTCTGCGCGGATATTAACTACGACTTGACCGAAAGCGAGAAGGCCCACCCCATTGAGGAAAGCGGCCCGCTGAAGAAGCTGAGGGCGGACCTGAAGCACCTGGACCGGATCATCGAGTTCATGGGCCAGTAGGAAGCCCTGAGAACGCAAAAAAGAGCCGAGGGGAAATATCCCCCCGGCTTTTATTCTGGCGCGTCCAGGCCCCTCTCAGGCTCTTCCTGGCCCATTTCATCCTTGTAGACAAATACATTGGTCAGCCCGTTCTTGAAGCGGATGGCCTTCACCCTGCCGTCCTTCACCGTCATGGTGTCGATCAGCGATCCAAAGAAGTCCCTCAGTCCTTCCTTGTCAAACACATCTACGGCCTTCCTGAAATCAAGCGCCCGCTTTTTCACAAGTTCGTTCTGGATGTAAAACCGGGTGGCCTTCTGCAATAGGTCACTGGAGTCCTCGGGCTGCTCCCCCCTGATCTCTGCGATCCTCCGGTTGACGGTCTCCAGGCTGTCCTCCAATTCGCCCTGCCTAAGAATGTAGTCCTTCTCCGAGATTCCTTCGTCGGAGAACAGGTAGAGAGACTGGAGACGGTCCAGCGCCCGGACATATTTATCGCGCTCAGACTTCAGCATCTCCAGTTCAGCGTTCTCCGTTTCGACCCTGACTCCTTCCGTCGGATCGAAGTCCGCCCGGGCCACACCGTAGACAAAACCGTTGTAGGCTGCCCGTAGTCCCTCTTCCTCGATATGATCCACGTCGGCAAAGCATTTCCCCCGGAGCAAGGTTTTCTCCAAACTGCTGAGTCGTGTCTTTTTTGTGGTGGCTTTCCCTGCCTGGACCATGTTCGCAAGGTAATTCAGGATGAATGGGCCCAGGGTAATGTCAGAAATTTGCCGATTTGGGCACCCCTGTCTCCTGTTACGCGATGTGCAGTAATATCTCGATGGACGGTATCCGTCAAGCCGGGGGCGATCCAGACCGGCGCCCATTGTCATCCCACAATACCAGCACTTCATCATCCGGGCGAAGATATGCGTGTACCGGATGTTCCCCCGGAGATGGGCCACGGACCGCTCTGCATTGGTGTCCATAATCTCATTGGCCCTTGCCCACACCTCTTCGCTGATGATCGGCTCATGGTTGCACTCGATGATGATTTGTTCAGAAAGCGGCTTTTCTGTTCCGGTCTGCGTTTTGTGGTTATAGCGGTAGGTTCCCTTGTAGAAAGGATTTCGGATCACATCCCGGACGGTCTTACTGGTCCATTCACCACCGCGCTTTGTTTTCACACTGTTCACTGAGAGGTCATTTGAGACCTTTGTGGCGCTCTCCAGAGAAATATACCTATCGAAGATATAACGCACGATTTTGGCCTCTTCAGGGTCCACAACGGGGTATTTCTTCTCCTCGCTCCAGGTGTACCCGATAGGAATAGGAGCCCCGTTCCATAGCCCCTTCTCCGCCCTGGAGAACATGATGGCCGTTACACGTTCCCCGGTCATCTTGCGCTCCAGTTCAGCAAACACCAGCACGATCCGGGTCATGGCCTCTCCCATCGCGGTGGAGGTATCAAATTGCTCCACCTTCGACACGAACGAGCAGCGGTGCTTTTGCAGTTCCTCATACATCTGTGCGAAGTCCAGAAGGTTGCGGCTGATCCGGTCGATCTTGTAGACGACCAGGTGGGTAAACTCATTGTTCCGTATCCGGGTCATCATCTCCTGGAACTTCGGCCGGGAAGTGTTTTTCGCAGAGTACCCAGCGTCCTCAAAGATCACATAGTCCTCAATGTTCAAAGCGTACTTGATGTAGTTGACCAGTTCCTCTTTCTGGAAGGGGAGACTGTCCTTGTCCACCTGATACCGGGTTGAAACCCGGACGTAGATTGCCGCTTTCTTTTGGATAGCTGTTTCAGGGACCCGGACCCTTCGCGCCCCTGGATTCATAAAAGCCTCGGTTGCGCCCTTTTTCATCGGCATAATAAACCCTCCATTGGACAGTCCGCGGATTGTCCGACGGACTGTCCTACGGAAAATCCCTCACTTACCATAACCAGCACCAGTACCATAACCTAACCATAACCATATACCATAGACCGGACCAAAGAGAGGGCCGCCCCTCCAGAGCGGCCCGTAAAACGCCATCGTCAGAATATACCAAAATTCGGGGGGGGTAAATTTTGTGCGTAATCACGAATACCCTTCGCGGCCTCATAGGCCGCCTCAATAGCTGGCCCGAGATTCCCGTAATCGACGTTGGCAACCCTGAGTTTAAGTAGGGACCGCAGGGAAATGGACTTTTGCCCAGGACACGACCAGTCCAGCGTCGGCGTCGGCACGACGATGAAACTCCAGTCATCCAGGATCAGGGGGTTGGCAGCCGCCCGATCCTTGCAGGTGAACAGGCAGAACACATACACATCCGACGCCCGGCGGGCTTTATCTTCGCTGAGGACCTTCTTGCCCAGCTTGCTCCGGCGGCTGGGAGCGATGTCGAAGCTGATGGTGGATAGTTCCTCTTTCGCTCCAGCGTTGATGTAGGCTGAGGACTTGACCTCGATTTTGCAAGTCTCCCCGCCCCTGGGCATCTCCAGATCATAAGGGAGCCTATCTTCGTGCATTTGGGTAACATCCTCCCCGATGGCCGTGGCAACGATGAACTCAGCCAGCGATCCCCGCAGAGTGCCCTTTAGGAGGTCCGACGCGCTCCATGCCCAAAAATCCAGGAGCAGATGCGGCAGGGGCATATCGTCAAAGTAAAAATGCTCGTTCCCGGTGAGTGCCTTCATTTCTTGTCATCCTTCCCGCCTGGAAAAGGGATCACCCGGCATTGGCTTCGCTGTACTCTAACAGCTTTTGCAAGAAGCCCTTTTCTTCCGGCGTCATGTATTTGTCCAGAAGAGTCCAGATCACCCGCTGATCGGACGGGCTGGCCTTCAGGAAACAAGTACAGAGCAGCCGCACCTCCGGGCTGTACTCCTGGCTCTTGCCATTGGAGATCGACGCCTGAATATCCGTCAACCCCAGGAGGTAGTCTGCCGACACATCCAGGGCCTTTGCGATACTCGCCACAATATCCCCCCGGGGAACCCGCTCAGTAGTCATGTACCTGGAGATAGTCGCGGCGGTGGCATTTGCCTTCTCCGCGATCCACACCTGGCTGATCCCACGCGAGTCTAAAATCCCCTTCAATCTCTCAGAAAAAATGTTCATAAGTGCCTCCCCAAACCAATGATTGCTCATTTTATCACGTCCTTTACACTTTATAAACTATTCTTACCAAAAATATAACGATAGGTATTGACAATTTCCGTTTGGTAATCTATAATAAGCAGCACAACAGGAATGGAGGTGAGGAAGTTGAACGCGATTGAGCTGAAGGTGGCTCGGACCCGGAAGAAGTTCACCCAGGAGCACATGGCAAGCAGCCTGGGTATTTCAACGGTGGCCTACTCCAAAAAGGAGCGGGGGGAGTCTGGATTCTCTCCTGAGCAGATCAAGGCGGTTGCCAAGGTGCTGGAACTGGACCAGGACCAGGTGAACACTATTTTTTTTGACGGACAGTTACCGAAAAGCAATTTCCGGGCGGATGAATTACCGTCTGGAAATTCTCCCGGCGTGGAGGCGCCCTGTACCTGATGCTCTGATTTTACCAAAAGCAGGAGGTGAGCGAAATGGACGGTGCCGGTAAAAACGGGGTAGAGACCATGTACTTTCGTTGCAGGAAAGAGGCGGCCATACACAATGACCGGCTGAATAGTCGGGCTGGAGCCGCTGAAGCCCTGGGTATCTCTGAATCTTCGCTTGCGAAGCATGAGCTGGGGATCACCAAATTTGTTCCCGTTGACCTGGTGGCTTTGATGGCGGACCTGTACGGGTGCCCGGAGCTGAAGGCCAACTACTGCAAGAATGAATGTCCCCTGGGCCGCGACCTCACCCTTGCCACGGAGGTATCCCCGATTGAGCGGGTCACTTTGAATATTCTCAGCGGCCTGTCCACAGGGAAGATCGAGCAGATCAAGCAACAGCTCATTGACATCGCGGCTGACGGCGTGATTGACAGCAGCGAAGCCCCGCAGATGCGTGACATCGTTGACTATCTCGGCCGACTGGCAAAATCAGTCGCGGAACTCCAGCTTCTATGCGAGAAGCAACTGAGGGACGGTGAGAGGCGATGACGAAAACCGAGCGGGCCATGAAGTGGCTGAAGGATGAGTACGGGATCACGACTGAAGAGGAACTGGACCGGGCTCTGGAACGCACAAAACTTGACATCGGCATTTTCGTATCTCCCCTGCCCGTTGTGACTGAAGAAGGGGTTGTAACCTATGACAAAAGCATTAACCCGGTCCGATCCGGGAACGCGGTCCGCCGCCGTCGAGCGGGCTGAGAAGCGGCTGGGCATCCGGCCCCCCGACGACATGATCGAGGCGGCTGAAAAACTGACCGCTCAGAAAATCGAGGTCAAGGGACTGCCGGCGGACTACTTCGGCCGTCTCCTGGCGGATGAGATCGTGGACGCCTGCATCAGGGCCGTCATCAATGGGAGGTACGATGTATGTGCATGATCTGTCACCAATCCCCTTGCCATCCGAGTTGCCCGAACGCTCCTGATCCTCCGACGGTCTACACCTGCCAGCATTGTGGGGAACCCATTGTCGCCGGGGATGAGTACCTGGAGATCGACGGGGTTTACTACCACCTGGAGGACTGCGCCAGTGACGCGGCCATGGACATTCTGTTGAACAGGTGCGGGGCCAGTAAGGGAGTTGCGGAGGTGGATGACCAATGGCCTTAGTTCTCCCTGACACATCCAAAGAGCTGACGTTTGATGATGCGAAGCACATCTACCGACTGAACGGGATCATCATTCCAAGCGTAACCCAGGTGATGAAGCCCCTGTCGGATGAGACTTACCGCGATGTGGACACCAAAGTGCTCCGGCGGGCCGCAGGGAAGGGAACGGCGGTGCATAACGCCATTGAAAACTACCTGTCCTTCGGCATTGAGGACATCGAGCCGGAACACGCTGGCTACTTCACGGCCTTCCTGAGATGGTTTTCCGAGTATAACCCCCAGGTCATCGCCGCTGAGTACCGGCTGTATCACAAGTTCATGGGATATGCGGGGACGGCGGACCTAATCTGCACCATCGGCGGACGGCTGTACGTCATCGACTACAAGACCACCCAGCGGATCGAGGAAATGCTGGTGAAGGTCCAGCTCAAAGCGTATTCCCAGGCCCTCGGCAGTTTGGGCGCGGAGCCCGAGAAGGCGGCATCGCTCCACCTGAAGAGGGACGGCACCTTTGACTTCCAGACACACGATGGAGGGGCGGAAAGCTGGCAAGTGTTCAGTTCCCTGCTGACTGTGCTGAGGTATAAACAAAAAATTTGCAGGAGGTAATCAAGCTATGGCAAAAGAGACTGTTGTTGCCCAGGTTGGGAAGCCCACCGGTGAGAACGAGTTGGCAATCCGCGAGGAGGTATCCGGCGTCACGATCCAGGTTGAGGGCATGATCGTTGACTCTGAGGACGCCTACCAGATGGCGGCGGAGCTCGGGACGGCCATCAAGACCCAGGCCAAGAAGGTGGCGGAGTTCTTCGCCCCCATGAAGAAGCGGGCCAGCGACGCCCACAAGGAAATCTGCGCCCGCGAGAAGATGATGCTCTCCCCCCTCCAGGCGGCTGAGAAGGAGCTGAAGAACAAGATGGGCACCTATCGGCTGGAAGAGGACCGGAAGCGGCGGGAGGCTGAGGAAGCGGCCCGTCGGGCGGCCCTGGAGGAACAGCGCCGCAAGGAGGCGGAGGCCCTGGCTCTGGCCGAGCAGGGGCGCGAGGATGAGGCCATGAACGCCCTGGCCGAAGCCGAGGTGGCTGAAAACGTCGTCAAAACTGGCGTGTATGCCCAGCCCCCTCAGA